ACCGTCCAAGTGTATTGTGCTTGTTCCATCTTATCTCCTTACAGTCCTGCGGCATCAAGCCGGGATTTGAGTTGTTCAATGATGGCTTGTTGTTCTTTGATTGCCGCCACAAGAAGTGGAATAACATCTGTGTATGAAACGCCCAGATATTGTGTTTTATCTTCTGACATTGGCATAGAGCCAACAGAAACAGCTTCCGGCAATACAGCTTGCACATCTTGTGCAATTAAGAAAGAACGGCTTACACCTTCTTCGTCTGTTTTGTAGCGACCCGTAACAGCACGAAGCGTAGAGACTTTTTGCGCAGCGTTTTCAATTGGCACTAAATCTGTTTTTAAACGCTCATCGGAGTTTGCTGTCCACGAAGTGGCATTGCTTGCCATATAAACGCCAAACGAAGACTGGTTATTAAAAACATAAAGCCGAGAATCGCTTTCGTTATAAAACATGGCAGCTCTTTCAGACCCTGCTTTTTGAAAACTTACTGCGGCTCCGCTGCCTCCACTATTGTAGCTGATGATGCAATACTTATACCCTGCTGTAATAACACTTCCACCAAGATTTAAAGAACCTGCTGTGTATTGATTTGAACTTCCACTCGTCGTCCCCACCAGCAAATTCCCACTAGCATCCAGCGTCATTGCCTGAGTGAAGGAGATGGCGTTTCCTGCTGTGCCGGAGGGGGCGGTGAACCAAGCGTGGTTGCCAGTATTTCCATTTGCGTTTTGAATATAAAGTAGTGCGTATCCATTGTTTTTATATTTGGTAGTCCCCGTAGTGTCATATACCTGATTGTGTGAAATCCCGCTATCACCTCCGGATGAACAGAAATGCGAGCCATAAGCACCAATGTCAATAGCTTTTAAGTTTGCATTCCAAGCACTCGGTGTCACCCCCAGACCGAGGTTGCCGGAGGAGTCGAGAAGCATCGCCTCTGTTGGCGAAGCGCCCTTTGTTGCGGTAACATCAAAAGCGAGACTCGATCCGTTAGTTGTTTGGGTTGAGTTATCGTTAATCACCATGCGGACGCGAGGCCCGTTGTAGACAGTCCCGTTATAGGACTGGCTTCTAAAAACCAGAGCAGGGCCAAAGCCATTGTATACCGCGCCGCCAGCAGTCGCGCTTGTGGCTGTGATTGCCGCCACGTTTACCGGGTTTGTACGGTTTGTCGTGGAGTCGAGATAGCTTACTTCCAGTTTCTGCGTAGGCGAACTCGTCCCGATCCCTACGTTGCCGGAGGAGTTGATACGCATACGCTCGGTGTTGTTTGTGCCAAACAAAAGATTATTAGAACTTCCTTGAATATATTGAGTTCCTGATGTGGTGATAATCTCAATTTTGGTATCTGCAGTATTGGTTTCAATACGAGCAGGAGTACTTGTCGTGTCGAATACGTTAAGTTTACGAGCGGGCGTTGAAGTCCCAATCCCCACATTCCCAGCAAAATAGTTCTGTGCTGTCCCTGACGCATAGATGTTCCACTTGTTCGCGCCAGAGGAGACTAGGGATGTTATGCCGTAGTTATTGGTGCCTTGCGCCTGATCTACTATATAAAGGCCGTGCTGATTTGTGATAGTAGAACCAGCCCCTTTTGACCCACCACCTGCTCTAAAGGCCATCATGTCTGAGCAGGTAAATGCTGAAGCAGCAGTATTCGGTGTCGATAAAACACCGGCTATATATGATGTTGCTGCGGATGTTCCGTATGGTTGGCTGTATACACCAACCTGCGACGTTCCACTTAGCGCAGTATTACCTAAATACAATCCTACTGCGTTGCTCGCAACTCCACCAATCGCCATATAACCATTCACCGTTACGGTGTCGGTGGATGCATCGCCAAGAACCGTATTTCCAGTATTGGTAAAGGTAGTTCCATCAAAAGTCAGCGCACTACCACTTGTAGCAACCTTGCTTCCGTTGAGATAGAGGACACCGTTTGCTGTGCCTGCATCTAGTGTTATGTTGTCAGCAGTAATGTCTCCAGTAACATCAACATCATCTCCGAATTGACCTGCACCAGATGCTATAACCGCCCCAGTTGAATTAACTTGACCAGCGGTAATACTTGTAACAGTTACATTTCCACTGCTAATCGTTGCGTTAGCAAGCGTCATGTTATTCAGCGTAGTAACAGTGTTACCAAGCTGTATAGCGGTATTGCCAAGCGTTATCGTAGTTGCAAAGTTTGCATCTAGCTCAGACAGAGGAATAGATGTAGTTGCAGAAGCAAAAGTATATGGAACGGCCATGTTAGAACCTCGCTCTCAATTCATGTTCAAGTTGGAACCCGTTAATTGCAAATGCAGGGTCGGAACTCGTCAAAGTTAATCCAATGTATTTGCCCCACATAGAGGCATCTGTTTTGTATAGGTAGTATCCAGTTTGAGTGCCAATCGAATACCAATAAATTATTGAAGAACTGCTATTGGTCCAGTTGATAGCTTGATTTGCGTTATTCAACCAAAGAATGGCATTACTCAAACTTATTGGCGGAGAAACCTGGTTCTCACTATCAACAGTCATTGTGAGAAGCGTTGGATTTTCAATAGTCGCCTCTACACCTGCCTTAGTTGTCTGCTTGTCACGTATGGGGTCTCCCAAAGGCCACAAAGCAGTTTTGATAACGCTGTCTATATATACTGCGCTATTTGAATAAAGACTTTTAAGGTCAGTTCCATTTGTGCTGTAAATCTTGATACGACCACCGATAGGAACAGACGCTATGTATTTGACATCGGTTCCTTGATTGCCAATAAACCACTTACGATCAAAAAATATGGCTTGTATATATCTGTATGTGCCATCATCGTTGTATCTGAAATTAAATGCAGAACACAAGATGTTGTTTATAAGCACCTGTCCAGCATAAATTGGGCTGTCAAAATCAATGTCTGGGAAAATACCGTCAAGAGCATCGCTGATTTTGCTGGTAGTAGAGCCAACAAGCGCATATACACCATACCTGTTCATAAACAGGATAGAACGATAAAACGGAATGATTGCTTCTATAAGGTCGGTGCCTACACTTGCACTAATGTTCGTATTTGTAAATATTGTTACGCCTACACTGTTGATACGAACATCTGAAAATACGTTAATGCTGTCGTCACTGAATATGTACAGAAAGTTATTGGCACTAACAATGTATTTTATGTATCCATGCAGAGTCGCGTCTGTCAGGATAATGTTACCGGCAGAGATTCCGGTGAAATCATTGTAAGTTCCTGCTGCGCTGTAAAAGATAGTGCGTTGGTCTGCTATCCACACACGGCCAGAAAATGACGATATAGACGCACCAGATTGACTAAATATCGTTGCCGTAGCGGTAGCGGTATTACCTGCCGATGGAGCAGCAATAGTGACTGTAAGATTAGATACGTTCGTATATCCAGTACCGGCTTCTAGTATCGTGATCGCAGTGACATTGCCACCAGTTATCGTTGCCTCTGCCGTTGCCTGTACGCCATTCGCCTCGTCTGGGGCTGAAATAGTTACAGTAGGGGCAGAAGTGTAGCCATCGCCTGCGCTGGTTATCGTTATTAAACCTACAGAACCAACTGAAATAAGGTCTGTTCCGTCCCATGTGAAATATCCATTGTTGGGGTCAAGAATCAGAGCACGTTCATTATTCCAAGCGGATACCTGCACACCAGTATTACTAAAAGTGCCAGCAGATGCGATATTTCCTACACTGTTATCGCTAATTTTTACGTATTGTGCAGAACCGTCATTCTGAAAAGACAGCAGATAATCTTCTACGCCAATGTTTACGGTAGAAAAATAGGTTGTATTTGACGCAAATGCTGCGTTATTTATCAGATCAGGACCAGGGATAATTTTGATATTACCCATCCCGATAGGTTGAGCATTTTCAAGCCAAGCAAACTCATTAGAGCCAATAGCGGTCCTGTTGGCCTTAGTGTTTATGCCCTGGAAATCTTTACTTACGTGATAAGACTTCCTTTGCTCTGGAGATTGCGCCATATCAATACGGTGACGAGAATGGCGAAGGCATACGTCGCGTAAATACGCTATTCAGCACAGACTGAACCTGCTTTATGTATTCCTGCTTGTAAATCTCAGCCTCTCCATAGCTTTGCTCCTTATACTTTGCCAGATATGCAGCATAAAACTGCACAGGAGATGTATATGGCGCAGGAATCTCATCAACATCTATGCTATTTACCAAGTCATCAGGCATGATTACGGTATCAATTTCAGCCTGATAGTTTTGGTCTGGAACAGGGCCGAGATAAACCGTTTGCGCCCCATAAAATGAAAATGCAATAGGCAATCCTGTGTAGTTTTGCCAGTAGCGCAGTTGCGCGTTAAAGTCGGTCCATGCAAGGTATCGCAGAGGAGTCCTGCTGCTACCCCAAAACACATTGATGTTAAGGATGTCTAGCGTCTTTGTGCCTTCCGGCAAAACGCTAAAGTTAAAAGTCTCTACAGACTGAGGAAATGTGTAACTTTGTAGGTTACGGAGGCAACCAGTATCACGTACCAGCCTGACACGGGCACCATTGATGTTCTCTATTAATTCAGAATCAGTGTAGAAGTTGGCATTGGCATCGTGAAGCAGCCGACGAACTTCCGTGATATATCCGCCGAGTGTAGCCATTTAGCTTCCATAGTTAAGCGGCTTGAACTTTCGCCCCTCTACCACCTTTCGGCGGTAGAGAGGCTACTTTGTCAACCACTGGGCTAATTGAGTGGTTCCTTGCCGGATGCTGACTGTCAAACTTGAATTCATTAAGACGCGCCATCGCAGCGTCCATTTCGTTCGACATTCTCAGCCATCCAAGTCTTACAAGATACGGAGACTTATTGTCATCTCCATACCCAAAAATATGTTTCGCTGCCAACAACGGTATTTCTACTGGTTTACCAGGCTCAAACGAAAATTGCTTTCCGTCAAAAGAATCTTTAAAAACAGCAGAGCCGTTGTTGGTAACGAAAATGTTGCTCATGGGGTCACAATGTCGCCAAATACTTGAATATCACAAGTGCCACCAGAAACAGCGGTATTAACCTTTACATACAGGGCTTTTGCCGAATAAACGGTAGTGGCCGTTGCAGAAGCAAGGCCCAAATCCTGATAAGTGCTGGTGCTGGTTACATTCGACAGAACCGAAACATTAGACACGGCATTCGAGGCGTTCCCGTCCGATGAGGTCAGGATAACCACGTTTGCCGTGTTAATGCTTTGGTTAGCGTTAGCAATAGTGATACGGCGAACAATGTAAGACGTTCCCGCCAGAACAGGCAGCGTAATCGCAGCATTGCCGGTAGAAGCCACAGAAACTGCTTCGGCTTTGCAAATCGAAAAGTTGCCAAAACTATCTGGGAGCAACGAGCCTACACGATTCGAGTTCATCTATTACTCCTTAGCTGTTGTAGGTGCCCGTAGCAGCATCGCCACCATTGACGGTTACAAGCGTCACGTTGGCATTTGCGCCAGCATTGCTAAAACGCCAGTTGGTACCATCCGAGAACACCACACCGCCTGTATTAGCGGCAATGCAGGTGCTCCAAGAAGAACCGTCATACACCTGAACAGCCACGTTAGCAGCAGGAATCAGGGTGTACATACCAGCGGGGATAGCCGTGTTTCCCGATGCAGAAGCCAGCGCCGTAACCGTAACGGATTGCGGAAATGCGCCAGCATCGTCGGTAGACAGACCTTGAACAATGATTTTATTAAGACCGAGAGCCATTTGTATCTCCTTACAGAGTCAGAGAGTTATAGCCCGTGACTTTGGTCATCGACTTGGGCTTAGTATTGACGAGTTCAGCAATCGTCAGAACGGCACCAAC